GATGATAATTTTCTTAACGATATATTAACTAAAAGTGGTTTTGCTGTCGATGAAAGTGGTCAAAAAACAGATCAGCTTAGAGATAATAATTACAATAAGTTTTTGATTAGAGCTGGTTACGATCCTGGTGATAGTGAAAGCATGGATCAGTTTGTAAAGGATTTGGAAAATGATAACGCTTTGACTGGGGCGTACATGGCTAGGTTAAAATATTCTCTAAACCCAAACGCACCACTACCTGAATTAACAAAGGAGAGTGTTTTTAAAACTTGGTATGGTGATTATAATGCGGGTGGAATTGAAGAGGGTTCGGAAGAGTATAATAAAATAACAAATACTTTTAATAACTTTTACGATGAATTTTTTAAAAAAACAGTTCCTAGTGAAACCGAAGAGGATGGGCCTACTGGAATGGCTCCAAAGTTTATGGATAAAGGCACTGATATTTTTAGTCCTGGATCTTTGATATAAGATAAAAAAGAATTATATTTGATAAATTATTAACAATTTAAAAAAAAATAAATGGCAACAACGACTGCACAAATTACGTTAACTTCTACTGATCTATTAACAGATTCATTAAGCTTAACATCAACAGCTACTTTGTTTGATGCTGGTACTTCAACTGGTATTACTCAAACTGAAGGTTTGTCTAGAAAAATTACAACATCAACTTCTGACGTTACTTTATTTGATGCTACACCAGCTACAGCTTACGGTGCTAACAAAGCTCACAAAGTATACATTAAAAACTGTTCTACAACTAGATCGGAATATGTGGCTGTAAAGATAAATGGAGAGGAGATAGGTAGATTATATGCTGGAGACTGGATGTTTATGCCTTGGAGTGCTCACGATGATAATAACGATATTGTAATCGCTCCTAGTGTATCTACTAGCATGACTTTTGAGTACATGTTATTCATATCTGCATAGTAAATGTATACTAAGGATCAAATAGAAAAGGCTGTAAAGTCTAAAGGTTACGTATGGTTTGAAGATCCTAAGGATAAGGGTTATGATGTAAATATTGTTGGGATCAGAAACTCTGAAACAGGAGATGAGGTAACCAATAAATTTGATGATAAAATAACTATATCCTATAAAGTAAATGGTGAATGGAAGTTTCACTGTTATGATTGCACAACAGATCCAGGAAGATATTGGGTAGAGAATATAATGAGAAAGGAAGGGGTGGCCGCTTTGAAAGAAGGCCAGTACAGAAGATCTCACAAGATAAGACTACACGCTGGCAAATATCCAGCACTGGGTCAACAAAATCCCGTTACAGTATACAGAGATGCTAATAAAGATGGTTGTTATGATCTAAGTGATGATAATACGCAGACTGGATTGTATGGTATTAACATACATAGAGCCACAGCTAGAGAGGGAAAGAAATCAACAAAGGTTGACAAGTGGAGTGCTGGGTGTCAAGTTATAGCAGCCAATAAAGATTGGAAAGAGTTTATGGATATTTGTTATAAGGCTAGAGAGATCTGGGGTAACAATTTTACATACACTTTGATAGAATCAAAAGATATAATTTAATTGTTAATAAATTTTTTAAAAGCTATTGTGCTAAACAATACTTTTTACTATATTTAACTATGTGAAACATATTCTGTTTTTCATGGTTTTTAGTTTGACAAGCCCGTTGGCTCCCCGCTAGCGGGTTTTCTTTTTATTTAGGTAATATTATATTACTTTTTTTAGAGGACATAAAAACTCCTTTTTCAAGATCAATAGTTCCATCACCATACTTCTTACTAAGCTTAGTGTTCATCTTTCTTTCTTTTTTCACGTTACCTTTATATCTAGCTATCATGTCTTCTTCCATTTTATCTAGATCATCTAATCTAGACTCCAGATTAATTTGTTCTATTTTGATTCTACCTAATTCGTAGGCTATCATTCCATTGTCCGCTCTTGCGGTTCTTATTTCTGATATTTCTTTTTCTTCTAATTTGTGTTCCATTTTATTTATTTTTATTATTTGACTTTAATTTTTCGATGGACCTTCCTCCGAAATAGGATCCCACGATTGTTATCAAAACAATTTGTAACAGATCCGTCCATTTTTCTTCGACATGAAACTCTATGGTTCCAGCATCAATAAAGATTAATAACATAGTGCATACTAGCACAAAGATAAGAGTCATTGGTCTTACATTTTTTGACAGCCAAGAGTCTGAAGACATATCCGCCTTCCATCTATCCGTTACGTTTCTTTGTAAATCATTCTCAGAATCAAGGAGCATCTTCTTCATTTCGTTTTTCAACTTCATTTTCTCCTCCTTAGTGGTAACCACATTGTCTATAATATTTCCTGCGTCACCAACTAATTTATTTAATATTCCTTTTAACATCTTTATTTTTTTTAATTATCATTTCCACAGCCTCAATGACTTGTTTTTGAGTGCCAGGCATATAAAGATCGTAAATTTTTTTCTGTTTCACAAGTGACCTTTTAAACATTTTCCACCTTAGGTTGAAGGCTTCAGTCCTAACTCCTTTACATTCTATGATCCAGCCTTGATCCAGGTTAACAAAGTCTGGCAAGTAAGTTGCTTTAGATATTCTATTTGATACTTTAAAAAAAACATTCTTGCCCTTGCTTACTTTCTTTTCTATACAATCCCCTTCATATTTAAAGCCATCTATAATAGTGAACCTTACATTTTCGTAATCAAAAGGAACCTTGCGTGAAGTTAAGTATTGATAAGTAAACCTTTCTAATTTAGATCTAAACTTTATTCCTTTGTAAGTGTTAGTTGTAGCGTTTCTAACTTTCTTATTTTTACTTCTTCTCTTGAACATTATGGTATTCTATTATTTTTTTATATTCTTTTTCATTATCTTGTCTATCATAAAAATGATACAGACCATTTATTTCTGGAGCCAAAACAATCTTATCACCATTGTCTAATAAATAAGTTTGGTAGTCAACAAAGTAACCTATATATACCCAAGGATAATAATACCCTATGTTATCATTTTTTTTTATTCTTATACCGTAAGGATCTACATATATACTAAAGTTTCCCTCTACCTTTTCTGCATATATAACCTCTTGGTTTTCTGATAAGCTTTCATATACTTCATCACAATAGTATTGACCTTCATTGATTTGTGCGACTAACTGACTCCCCAGTATCATCACTAAAAAAATTGTTTTCTTCATAAGCTATAAATTTTAATTTATCTTGTTTCATAAAGAACATAAGTTCTCTATCCCATAAGGAACCTGGCCTTATATTTTTCATCCCTAACCATTTAACAGATCCAACAACATCCTTTACCCATATATATCCTATGCCATCTTGAAAGGCCCATATAATACAAACGGGTCTACCCTCTTCTATCTGTTGTTTTTGACAGTGATGTAACTTTCTAACAGAAACTCTTACATAGTCCTTCTGACCAATAGTTTCATTAACACCTTTTACTTCAGCAAAACCAACTTCAGATAAAGTTTTTTGATCAAACAATACAGCATCAACCTTGCTTAATGATTCAAGTTCTGCAAAACCTAATTCATGCTCTTGACAAAGTAAGCTTAATGCTCTTGATTGTCTTGCTCTATCTATTTTTCTTTCATATCTTTTTTCTTTCATTGATATTGACTTTGTGTTATTTTTTTCCATAGACTATGGGTGCAACTTATACCATCTAAAGGACAGTTATTACCAAAGTCTAAATATCTACCAGATCTTCTATCATACTTAAGTTGCTCTTCTCCTGGTATACCTACAAGTTTTTGGAACTTAACCTTTTGAACAGTGAACCTAACAGAAGTATCATTAATATCCATGGAGTCATTCCTATGTATGCATATAACATTATCAGCTTTATTAAACCAATTCTGACTACCACTTATATCATAAGCTGTTGGTTGTTTGTATCCACCTCTTTCATCCCTATCCATCTTTCTAGGGTGTGCTATAATAATAAACTTTAGATCATTAACTTGTTCAAACCTTCTTATTTTTGTCAAGCATTCCCCTATGTAAGTTGTCTCATCCTTGCCTCCAAAGTTGTGATCAAGTTGATTAAAGGGATCAAGTAAACAACCCTTTATACCATACCTCATTACAAGATGTTTAAACTTTGATAGTATATTATCCAAAGAGAAATCATCTTCAGGATAAATAGCAAAGAAATGATCATGTAAAAAGTTTATAGCAGTTTCATAATCATGCAAACTCATTCTATCTTCTACATCAATATCAGAAGTGTTGCCTATATACATTTCCGCTAGAGTATCAAATAGATCTCCAATAGGGTAGTTCTCAGGTGAAAAAACACCCCACTTCCAACCATACATTACTGATGCGTTTAGCATAATCTGTAGGGCCATCATGGTTTTTCCAGATCCTGGTATACCAGTCCACACATCTAGCTCTGATGTTCTTAAAGTATAATGATTATTTAAAACACTATAACCTGTTGTCAGGCCTTTCTTTTTACCATTAT